GCCAAACCGTCAAGCCGATGAATCTAGAGCAGTTGAGCGCGGTTTTGGCTATCGCCCGACCAGGTGCATTATCATTCATGGACCAGTATGCGCGTTATGTGCAGACGGGAGAACCAGAATCAATTCATCCATTTTTTGATGACATCCTCGAAGAGACGGGCGGCGTTGCGCTCTATCAAGAGCAGTTAATGAAGATGGCTCACAAGATTGGTTTTACTCTCGACGAAGCGGAAATTTTACGCCGAATCGTAGGAAAGAAAAAAGTCGAACAGGTCAGAGAATGGAAACAAAAAATTTCTGACAAAATTCAAGAAAATAAACTAGACCCAGAAATTGGAGATGTGCTCTGGAAAATTCTGGAAGACTCAGCAAATTATTCGTTCAATAAGTCTCACTCGATTGC